TAAACAATTTCGGCTCAAGCACACAGCAATGCAAGCCCGTGCCGTTAATCAACGCCGCCGACTCTTTACGCTCGCCGCCAATGTACTCAGCAGGGCACGTGTCGATAATCTCGGCCATTTGTGACCCGCTAGCCTGCGGAAATTCTGCGCTGTGGTAGCGTTCGTTGGATAGTTCTTTTGATGTGTATAGAGTGGTGGTCATAGCTCAACATCCAAAATAGAAAGTTCGTATTTAACATGATCATAAAGGCCAACATCATGCGGATATTTTTCTGCAAAATCTTTTATTGATTGGGCGAATTTTAGAAGGTTGTCGCGCTGATCCAGCAGATCAGATACTTTGTTGCCGTTTTGCTCAATTACATCTGTACTGATTCCAGCGCAGGCATTAACGCAAGCAACAATTCGGCGGGCGTTATGTTTTACTCTTGTATGATGCGAATTCATTGAGGCAAGAGTCATTGGCGAGCTCATTGAGCCAATATGCAGATACTGATCTGCTCCAGATATATGCCAAGGTTCTTTGGTGTGCTCGCTCAATTTACACCCCCATCATGCCCAATAGCCAAAAGCTGCTGAATTTTGTCTTCAAGCTGCGTGATTTTAACGTGATGATTGGCGCGCTCGGTTTTGATTTGCTCTTCAAGCGATGAAACCATTGCTTTTAATATATCGCAGGCTGGCATAACAAAAGAAACTGTTTCCTCGCCCAAGCATACCCCAACTCCTTCGTACTCACTCATATCACAATTAAAAAATCTGAATTCTCCATTTTCAGTTAAATGGATATACATTTTTAGCTCAACAACCTCGCCCGCTTTCGGTGTATTTTTCATAATCATTTTCCTGTCGGTTAGTTATTTAATTACAACAATTGCAGTATACATGCGCGCAAACTATTTGCAACACTTTCGCAGCAAATAATTGTTTTTTTATCTTTTATTTAACCGCTCAATCTCGCAGGCCATCCCCAAGCACAAACTTTGCAGGTCTTCAAAGTGCGTATCATGCGCGTGAACAAAATCATTGATACACGCAAAGCTGTAATTTTCCGGCATGGTTATGCCGTCCTGCGTTACTGTTAGTGGGTTGTTGTTTTCGTCATAGGTTGTGCTCACGCTGATTTCACCTCTCGCCCACTAAAAAACTGCTTCCGGTGGATAATGTCAAACCCTTTTTCATTAACTCGGTGCGTGATCTTCTGCGGAACGTTAAACATAGCCAAATGACCGCCTAGCTTGATTGCGGGCGTGAAGTTATTAATCCCACGGGCAAGCGCATAGGCTCGTGGCATGTGGTCAGAGAAGAACTTAACCCACGTTGCGCGCTTCCAAGCCTCTTTTGCGCTTGGGTCGTATATTTCCTTCGCGACCACACCGCTTTCAAGCTGCCATTGCGCTATGATTTTTCGCTTATCTTTCGACAGTATCACGCGGCCACTGACAACGGTTTGCCAGTCATCGTCCGTATAGTGCTTGTTTGTCAGGTTCGCGTTTGGGTCGATTAGCATGTGATCGCATCGCCTACATGACCGCGCCACTTTGTCGTTCGGTGTAGTGCATTTGGGGCACACTTTAGGCGATCCCCAAAACGATCCGCATCTACCGTCTGGCTCTTTGATAAACAATATTCCGCCAATCACTCGCCCGCGCGGATCAGGTGCCAATCTGCCAACTGGCTCTGGTGCCATATCTTTGCCAAGGCACCGCCTGGCATGCGCACTATTTACAGCACCGCAACGTTCACGGCCACAAATAATCGTTTCAGCGTCTTCCTTTTTGGCTTTAGCCGCTTGAGCAGTCTGGATAAATTGATCGTCAAAAAACTCGCCCATTGCCTCGAAGGTGCCAGCGTAATCGAGCACAAGATTATTTATCTTGACGAACCCCATATCCACTTGCCACGGTTCCAGCCAGCGCTCACCACGGCCTACAAGCTGCTCCAACAATGTCCGGCTGCCAATCTTGCGTAGAATGACAATGGTGTCAAACATTGGGATGTTAACACCAACCACCCATGCCCCCACCTGCAACACGTATTTAATTTTCCCAATGTTGCATAACCGCTTAATTTCTTTGCGTTCTAGTGCTTTTGTTGCTTCTGTGACAATGGCATATCTAACCGGATCAGGTGCATCATCTTGCACAAGCTCGGTATACTCGCAGCACTCACCCTCAATCTCTCGCAACACTTCGGCAATCTGCTTGATGTGCTTTTTGCCTGCGCACGTAATCAGCACACAGTTGCGCGGCTTTGATATGGCGCTCACCTCTCGCAAAATATTGTGCGTGACTTCTTTTTGCTCGGTAATGATTTTGTTTTGGCGATCCATCACCTCCTTTGATAAATCCTCAGTACCATCTAGGCCGCTTGGGTTAATGTCCTCAAGGCCTTTGTACTCGGTTTCACCTTGACCAAACCCGAACAGCAGCGGCGTACAGTAGCCGATTTCTATCGCTTCCCACATTGAGCAGCTGTAGATTAAGTGCTTCCAAAATTGCCCTATGATTGGCTGGGTGCCGCGATACAGTGATCCACCGTAACCGATGATGATTAGGTTAGGATTGCGCGCCCGCATCTCGCCAATGAACTGCATGTACTGGCAATCTGGCTCGTCGTAGTTAACTTGGTAGGCTTCGTCAATTAGCAAAATATCGCACTTAAACGCTGGCTTAATTACGTGACCATCTTCTGCCAGTACCGCGCCAAGCTGAGTATGCAGCGACCGAAATAAAGTGCCCTCAGTGCCGCAAATAACAGGATATTTTAGAGACTTGATTTTCAACGATGCGGAATAAATGGAATTACGCGCGCCAATTTCCCACATCTTTTCCGCGTTCTGGTCAATTAGATCACCAGTTCGCGCCATCACAATAATTTTTAACTGCGACTTATTGCGCGACTCCGCCACCATTTGCGCTTGCTTGGCGATCATGGCAAGAAGGATGGTTTTACCGAAGCCGACAGATGCATAGATAAATGCGGGTTCCATTACGTGGCTAGGGTCGTCTTTCTTGCGCTGTATCTGGTCACGTATATGCGCACAAGCAGCAGCATGAGCCTCCCACTGCTTATCGCGCGGCGTGATTGGCGCGTACCATTCGGGGTTGATTGGTTTCGAGGAGTGTTTTTTTATGGTTGTTGTCATTAAAAAAGTCCAATTTGTCCATTTTTATCAATATTTTTATATCTTGATTTAAGCTCTATTAGATGCAGTCTGCGATATTTTGCTGCAGCATTTAATAGCCACGCTTTCCAGTGACGCCACTTTGTAGCCTGAGCTTGAGCAAGGTAGACTTTTGCCATGTGTATTGGCGGTAGTTTATTCTCGCTCATCATACCAAACCAAAATATCAGGCCTAAGTTTCTCGCGCGTAAACCCTGCCGCTTTAACCTGCTCAATTTTGCATAGCTCGGTTGCTACAAATGGGCTGACTGTGCCGCGAGTTTTCCAGCATCGTAGAGTTGATGCTTTAATGCCAGAGTGCTCGCTTAGGAAATCGGTGTGGAACTTTTCGAAAAGATTGGCAGGCGTGTGCTTGCCTTTACTCTTTTCTGCTAACTGATACTTATTTTTTCGCTCGCCCATGTTTATGGCCTTATGTTGTTGGTGGGCAATCATTATTGTTTGATTGCAGCTTTTTTGCAATATAAGAATGAAGACCAGCCAACATTTGCGGCAAGTGCAACAGTGCGGCCTTGCGATCTACCACCGCGCAATGGAACCTTCACCGAATCGCCATCAAACTCAATATGCACATGGTATTCAGACATAAACCAATCGGCATAATCTTTCTGCCATTTGTCCAAATCGTCACTGGTTGTTTCCGTTTTGGAAATAGCCACTGGGTGAGCGTAAAGCTTATCGTCAGGCTTAAGATTTAATGAGTCTTTATAATAAATTAAAGCTGTGCCGTCATGCTTAATAAATCCAACCTCACTTTGCTTCTCTATCTCAGCAAGCTTGGCCTTTAGCGCATAATACTCGGCAACAAAATCCAAAAGCTTCGCAGAATTAACTCTTACCTCTAGATTTTTCTGGCAATGTTCTTTAATGTCTTCTATAAAGCTATTCATTTTCGCCATACTCAAAACCACGCACACAAGCCGCAGCACCAATTAAAATAAGTATTGCGATTGCGTAGAGTGGAAGTATTAGTATATTTTTCATGGTTTATTCCTGTTTTTGTTGGTATTGTAATGCTAGCGCACACAACAAATATTTGCAACACAATTGCAGCAAATAATTTCGGTTATTTAGCATGATACAGAAATTGTAGGCGTGTATAAATTTACTCCAGTCTCCGCAATATTCGCTATACGGCACAACTCGCCATTCGCCATTAACTTTTTTGATTCTTGGTTTCATGGCTTTACCTTGTAGCCTTGCCTTTCCAATTTAGCCTCGAGCACTTCGCGCATAACGTACTCGCCGCGACCTTCTCCGTCTGGATCGTCAATTAGCTGGAAGTTTGGCAGCTCAATCTCAACCGATGAGCGAGCCATTAGGAAGCCTTGCCAGAGGTTATCCGTGCCTAGATACAGGTATTTACCTAAAGCTGATTGGCGCGTATCTAAATGCGGGTATTTGGATTTAATTATCTCGTGAAACTCAGCGCGCCACTTTTCAATTTGCTCTTTAGTTAGTGGCATTTTTACATTCCCCAGCTAATTGACCTTAGCCAATTGCAATATGCATCTTCAATTGTTTCGCCGCGACCGAACTCGTCATAAGTTCCGCGCCCAATTGTGTAAGACCGATACAGCACCCATTCGCCATGATAAAACCTAATTCTTGGCTTTATGTCCGGCCTTATTAACCTTATTGCCATAATTTTAACCTCACTAATTTAAGACTCAACTCCCTATCCTGCCGCGCACAATACGCACAGACTTGTAGTATGTTGGGGGTGCAGGTGCATTTCATAATACGCACCTGTCAAACGACACCACTTTGACTTTTTCGCATGACTCTTGAGCCAAAAGAGGTCTTTGCATTTCACGCTCACGGTCAGAGATGCATTGTTTCTTGGTGCTCCTAATAGTGTGCAGAAGAATTGTTTTACCGATAAAAATTGCCCAGCATGTTTTATTCATAATCAATCTCTCAACTTAGGGTTAATAAAAATTATTTATTTGTGTCGTAAAGCCTTTCAAGTGTCATATCTGCAAACATAACGGCTTCTCGCACTATTGAATCAATTGCCTTTCCGTCTGCATTCGCTAAAATTCCTTGCAGTGCATGCATTGCAAATATTTCTCGCTTTGTAAGGCCATTTGTAAGCGCGCCGCCTTTTGGTATTGGGTTAGCTGGTACGTTTTTTTGATAACTCATAATTTAGTCTCTTAATTTAGGGTTAATGTAAATAAAATCTTCATTCGCGTCATGCACAATAATATTCAAGCTTTCAAGCTCAGGTATAAGGCTCTCGCGCAAAAACTTGGTAAAATTCTCGCGCTTTAATTCCTTCAAGCCCTTCAAATCGTCGCGCAATTTTGCGAGCGTTATTTTTGCCTTGCCTGATTTCGGGTCTCGAATTATTTTTTTAATCTTGTCTATAGTTGCGGTCATACTGGTATTTTTGCCAACGACACCGCGATTGTCTGCAATTGCTTCGTAAATCTTCACGCACTCTTTAAAAATATTGAACGCCCTAAAAACGGTGTCGCGATCAACCTCTAAAGATTTGTCGCCACCTTCTTTCCAGTGGTCAACAATATGCAGTACACACGCGAGCTTGTGGATTTGCTTGTCGGCCTTTCCTACAATGCCTTTCATTACATCGTTAGAGTAGCGTTGCCCTTGCGCGCATAGATCATCGTAGAAATCTTTGATTATGCAGATTTGAGAGAGCGACTCTCTTGAAAGCCTTAAAGTGGTTTGCGGTTGTGCCAATATGTTTTCCACAAGCTTTTCATAATCGCGCCTAACGGTAGCAGGCATCTCAACGCGGTCTTTAGATTTGCGATTTCCTGCCATATCTGGTTCACGCCCCATGAGAAAACGCTCACTAACACCGCAAGAGTCTTTACCTGCTGTCGATAGGATAGAGTCGAATGTCGAGTCTTGAGCAAGCACCGCTATAGATGCGCAGGCGTAACCCTCGTAGCCCTCGCGCGTCACCCTTGCAGATGACACAAACTCACCATCCCAAGCAGACAAGAATAAGTTTTGGTTGGGGGTGCCGTTCCCGTAAAGATCGCCCAAAATAGACTTAACGCCAAACGACTCAGCCGAAACGATGGTAAAAACGCCGCCTTGCATGGCACAGATCATTTCCGCTTTCTCTGGGGTCGCATCATTTAGGCCGTAACGGTAGGCATTTACCAAAACCAGCTTTTCCTCTAAATCTTCCAGCTCCTTCATCATGTATTCGGTTTCACCAGCGCTTTTGTTGCCCTTTTGAATGTCATCTGAAAGTTTCTTGATTTGCGCAGCTAATGTGTTTCTGAAAACGCGGGTTTTCTTGTTTTCGTCTGCGATTAATTTTCTCGCGTGATCCGTGTAGGCATTATTAACGCCAGATTTGCCGCTACTTGATGGCTGGCTGGTGACAACGTATAGATTGACCGGGATAGTGTTGTTTTCGCTCCAGTAGGCCACCTTAAAGCGCCTAACCGCTAACGATGCAATCACACCAAGGCCATGCAAATACGCAGTATTAACAGGAAACAATACCTCTGCAGCGATTGCTCTGGCCATTCTGGATAAAACAGTATCAGCGCTCCCAAGCAGGTTTAAATTGCTGACAAAACTGCTTGACTCGCCTGTCTCGGATGGTTGTGCCCACCATTTAGAATCCGCAACCGATTCGCTTAAACCCTCGGAAACAATAAGCTTTGCAGGGTGTGTGCCCGCTACTGCCGCGCGATTCCAAAGATGCACCTCAATATCGGCGCGTGATTCTTTTATGGGTTTAGGCGTCTTTTGGATTTTTTCATAGTCCGCCAAGGCCGCGAAAAAGCTATCTTGGGTGTTATCTTGGTTCGGGAACTGGGTTTCGATGTAATGCGCATACTCAGCCGCTAAGCTTTCTTTTTCGTCATGTTCTGGAATATCTGAAAAATCATTCATTGTTTTGTAGTCTCGTAGTTATTTCTTTGATTCTGGACACTGAATTTATGACCGTTAGCTGGAAATCTTTATCAACGGGTTTGCCTTGGCGCTGGTGATCCTTGGCAAATTCAACGTTAAAACGATGCTCCCTAAGCTCTCTTTCTAGGTCTCTGCGCTTCCAATCTGGCAGCCCTCGTGAATAGTCACGCGTCAATGGCTCAGGGTATAGGTCGGTCAAGGTAAGCCCAATAGCTGCCATTACATCCGCACCACCGCAACCCGCAAAACAGTGAATCCCGACCTTTCCGCTTGAGTCTTCTGTCACCAAAAGAGATGGTGATTTATCTTCATGGGCAGGACAGCAAGCCATGTATCGCCCTTTACCGTTCGCCTTAACCTTTTGCAAACGATCGAGAATAATGTCGATTTTTGGCATTTAAACCACCTCGGCTTTTTTAGCTCCGATGATTTTTTTATCAGTTTGCGGGCAAGTCCTTGTGTAAAAATTCCACATTGGAAAGCTGTTTTTGATGTTCGTAATGCGACTTTTTATAGAGTTAAAGTCTGCATACTTGCCATGCTTATTGGTTATTTTTTCGATCTCATGCTCAGCGCCATCGTTATTGGCGACCTTTGACATAAGCTCATAAATTTGGAATTTCACGCTTTTGTTAATCATTTGGATATTTCCTGTTATTAAAATCACAAGCAAATAGTAAAACAATTTGTTTCATTTATGCAACTTGTTATTTCAGGGGGTGACTTTTGTCATGTGACATTTGTCATTTCGAATATGACATTTGTCACATCTAAATAAGAATGTTTAACAAGCGTAAGTTAGTGAACGCTAGCATATTTTCACAAAAAGTAAGATTTGTGGAAGAATTGTAAGGCTACGGAAAAATCTTCCTTTTTGTATTTCTTATATTTATCAATGGCTTACGGTAGGATTTTGCGCTCTGCGGCAGATTGTAAGATTTTCCGCACCTCTCCCCATATATCACCATAAATCCCTATATCCCTGTCACTTTGTCACTATTTCCCTGTCTATATTAAAAACAAACAAACATATAACATATATAACAATATCTTACATTCACACTTTAAATAGATAAACCTATGATTTATCTACTATTTTTTGTGGAAGATTATTTCCAAAGCCTTACAATTCTTACTTTTCTTAAAAATTGCCATTTTTCGCAGCTAAGCGTAAACTTTGCAGCACAAACCACCCAAAAGGATTCCGCCATGTTCTGGTTACTACACATCGCCGCGTTTATTTTTTTCATGCCCGCATTGTTCGTGACTATCCCACTGCATTTGATTTACGCAAAACGCAAGGTAGCCAAATAGACTTCAACGCGCTACAATTCACAAAACCAAATCAGGGGGCACTATGTCAGTAAGAACAGAAACCACGTATGCAACTTTGACAGCAGGCTCTAATGTCGACATCCCGCTTGACCCTGACCACTCATGGATTCGCACTGTTGTCGCTGTCACTGGCAACATCACAGGCACATTGACACTCACAAAGAAAATCATAGGCGCAACTCGCTACACAGCATTCAGCCCAGCCGCTACGATTGACCTAACAGCATCAGATGAGAAAATTATCGATGGTGCAGGCTTAGCAGCGATTAACGTTGCTCATGCTGGTTCTGGTGCGGCTATGACGATTACGGTTACTCAGTTGGCGGTTTAGTTTTTCATTAAGCGGGCAGCTCAAGGTGAGACGTCAGCCTTCCAAGTTGTATGCCGAGAGTTCGATTCTCTCTGTCCGCTCCAGTTTTACTCCTGTCGCACTACCTCTTGCCTCGCTATGCGGGGCTTTTTTATTTTTAGACTATGGTATACTTACACTATTAGCGGCGGTGCCGTGATAGCGTGAGGATTGGTCAGTGGCCAGTGGAAACGAGCAAGAGAAAAGCATGGGCAGGCCGTTAGCATTTAAAACGGTTGAAGAGCTTGAACAAGCAATAGATCTTTACTTTGAAACCGATGCTTACATTGAGATTGGTGGCGAACAACAAGCAAAAATGTACGCGCCAACAATGAGCGGGCTTGCTCTTAGTCTTGGCGTGGATAGAAAGACAATCACAAACTATGCCAACAAAGACGACTTTTTCCCCACAATAAAAAAGGCTCGCACTCGCGTAGAGGTTGCGCTTGAACAAAGGCTATACGGTAATAACGTTACTGGCGTCATTTTCAACTTAAAAAACAACTTCGATTGGTGCGATAAGCAAGAGATTAAGCAGGAAACCACCCACAAAATCGAAGAGTCATTAGCGGAGCGCCTAACCGGTGGCTCCAAACGCTAACCATCAAAGAGCTATTGATTATTTATTGAATCTTGGCTCTTTGTCGATTTCAGATTTAGCTGACGCGCTTACTTACAAGTGGTTTCGGCTAAACACCCTGTACCACATCAAAGACAAATCAGGTGCAAAAGTCCTTTTCACCCCCAATCAAGAGCAAGAAGCGTTTTATCTTGGCTATCATGGGCGCGACATCATCCTCAAGGCTCGCCAGCTTGGTTTTACGACCTTCAAAATGATCAGCGACCTTGATGATTGCCTGTTTACTAAAAACCACTCGGCGGGCTGTATTTGCCATAATCTCGAAGACGCAAAAGACATTTTCCGCAACAAGATAAAATTCGCCTACCAAAACATCACGCCCGATCAGCGCGCTCTAATTGCTGAGGCTGGTTACGAATTGCCAACCCCAACAAACGATAAAGATAACGGCTATGTGTTTAACAACGGGTCGAGCATCAAGGTAAGCGTTAGTTATCGCGGCGGCACAATTCAAAGCCTTCACGTTTCAGAGTTCGGCAAGATTTGCCGCAAGTATCCAGAGAAGGCCAAGGAAATCGTTACAGGTGCTTTTGAGGCTGTTGGCATCGATGGTGATATTACTATCGAATCAACTGCAGAAGGGCGGGAAGGCTACTTTTACGACTACTGTGCCAGTTCTCGCAAGCAAGCCACACCTAGTAAGCTAGATTTTAAGTTTCATTTCTTTTCGTGGTGGTTGCGTCCTGAATACGAGGTTGATGGCGACATTGCAAACGCTTTGGGCGATTATTTCAGCGAGCTTGAGGGTAAGCACGGCATAGCGCTAACGGATCGCAAAAAAGCTTGGTATAGCGCGAAATGGCGCACCCTTGGCGATGATATGAAGCGGGAATACCCGAGCACCCCAGAGGAAGCTTTCGAGCAATCTATCGAGGGCGCTTACTATTCCAAGCAATTCAGCAAAATCTATGCCGATGGTCGTATTTGCCATGCGCTTAAAAATGATTCTCCGGTGCATACTGCTTGGGATTTGGGGGTGGGCGACTCAACCGCGATTTGGTTCTATCAGCGCATTGGCAAAGAAATACACCTGATTGATTTTTACGAAAACAGTGGCGAAGGCTTACAGCATTACTTCGGCATACTGAAAAGTAAGGGTTACACCTATGGCAGCCACTACGCACCGCATGATATTGATAACCGTGAATTTGCGGGCAATGGCAGAAGTCGCAGAGAGCTTGCTGGTGATGGTTTTATTATTGACGGCGAACGCTTCTGCGTTCACTTTGAGGTTGTTGCAAGGCGCACTATTGACGAAGGCATTGAGGACGCGCGGCGAGCGCTTGATCGTTGCATATTCGATGCCAAAAAATGCGAACAGGGTATAAAATGCCTAGAGTCATATCGTAAAGAGTGGAACGACAAGCTCGGATGCTGGCGCGATAGACCGCTTCACGATTGGTCGAGTCATGCCGCCGATGCATTCCGTTATCTGGCAACCATTGAAGAGGGTCAAAAACAAATGTTCTACGCCCCCCCAGTTCGCCGCAGATGATAGAATCACTCGCAGACAAGCAGCCCGCTATCGTTATCAATACAGGCGACTGTGTGCATGTGATTTCGGTGGTTACGCTTCGGCAGCTTGCCAGCGGTGAGCCATACAACGGCGATGTTAACGAGTTTATTCGGTTACTTTCTAAGGCTTTGGTGGATTTGATAAAATGACAACAATAGTTTACTGCCATAAAACTAAGCAAATTGCGTGTGATTCTCGCTCGACTGTTGGCGGAACCATTGAGAGCGATAACGCCGAAAAATTCACGTTTGCTGATGGTGAGATGTGGTTTTTCAGTGGTGCATTTGGTGACTTTCAAAAGCTTATCGATATGCATAACGAAATTAGACCAGCTACAAAGCTTGGTTGTGCGGCATTTGTTGCCACCAAAGACGGTGTATTCTGTCGCGTTTACGATGAAGAGCAAAACAAATACATGCCCTATAAGCTGCTCTATTCGTGGGCTATGGGCAGCGGCACAGATCACGCACTAACCGCACTAGATATGGGCGCAACCGCTAAGCAGGCTGTTGAAATGGCAATCAAGCGCGATGTATGGTCTGGCGGTAAAGTGCGTGTATTCGATTGCTTGGCTATGGAGTTTATTGAATGAGCTTCCTAGACGACTTCGAGCGCCACGAACTCTACTTGCAGCGCCTTGCAACGCAGATGCTCAACTCTAAGATTTATCCGTCATTGGCTGAGGCTTACAAGGCTGCTAGGTTGATTCTGCTTGATGCTGAAAAAATCGCCTCGCCTTCTGAGCTAAATAAATTAACCGCGGCTATTCGCAAGGCCACTGAAACCACTACCGCGCAAGCCTGGGCAGAAGTAACGCAAGAGCTGCAGGAGATTGGCATCTACGAGGCCGGATTCTATGCCTCGTTAGTTGGTGGTTATGCTGATGCGCGACTAAAAACGCCAGCTGACAAACAGATCAAGGGTTTTATCGATAAGTCGCTGATGACTTTACACTCTGGCAGCAAAGTTGATTCTGGTTTCTGGGGTGAGTACGTTGGCGCACAGATTTCTAGTGTCGGGAATGCTTACGACTCGGCTGTTAAGGCTGGTTATTCCAATGGCGAGACTGTCACGCAAATTGCTGGGCGAATTCGTAATGTGACTGAGGGGTTGCTGAAAAACGAGGCTGAATCTTTAGCGCGTACAGGTGTTCAGCACTATGCAGCACAGGCTCGCCGAGTAATGTCAGAAGCCAATAGCGATGTTATTGCGCGCGAGTTTCCTGTCGTGACTTTCGACAACCGGACAACGCCAATATGCATGGGTATTGCTTCAAAGTATCCAAAAGGCTGGCCAAAGGGTGAAAATCCTGTTGGTTACCCGCCTTACCATTTTGGCTGTCGTACTGCGATTGTTGACCTTGTTGTCGGCCAAGATTACCCAGACGGAACCCGCGCAGCAGTAGGCGGCCAATCCGATGGCGGCACCGCATTTGAGAAAAAGCAAAACCGCACAGATAAAAAATTCAAATACCGCGGCAAGAAAGACCAGGACGTTTTTAAGGTCGGCCAAATTCCAGCTGGTACTAATATCGATACTTGGTTACGCTCTCAGCCTGATTGGTACATTCAATCAACGCTAGGGCCCACTAAAGCGAAACTATTCAAAGAAGGCGGAATGCGCTTAAGCAAATTCACAGATGCCACCCAAAGACCGCTAACAATTGCCGAACTGCGCGAGCTAGATTCCGCAGCTTTCAAGCGCGCAGGCTTGTGATACAATAGCTAAAACTTATCAGGGCTTGATTTATGATAACGCCACACAATGAACACTCGCTAGCGTTGCCGCACCTAATCCGCATCCGTGCCGCTATTGCTGGCGAGTCGTTTGTGAAGCTGCTTGGTCGAACTGCGCTGCCATATCCGAGCGTTATTGATGACAAGTCGCCAGAGTCGCGCGAGCTTTACGCCAAATATCTGGCAACTGCTGAGTTTGACGAATTCCCGAAAAAAACGATGGATTCTCTTGTCGGCCGTATGAAGGTTGGCGAGTCTATTATCGAGCTACCCGATAAGCTGAGCTACCTTGAAAACGACTCAGACGGTGACGGTTTATCGTTACGCGGTGCAATGTCAAAATCCATTGAAGATATTTTACAGTCCAAGTGGCGCATCCTTGTAGCTGACTACCAAGGCCTTTCTGATGTTGATATTAGCTCGGTATCGGTCGCGGATCTTAAAAAGCTAAACCCCCGGGCAACGATTAAGAGTTACACCCGTGAAAACGTTGTTCAGTGGCATTTCACACGCATTAATGGCCGCCTGCAATTAGCGTTTTTGATGCTGCGAGAAATAGGCAGCAGTTTTGATGCTGAGACTTTCCAGCACAATGACGTAACAAGCTATTTGATTTTGGCGCTCGATGCTAATGGTGATTATTATCAGCAGAAGATTGTTGAAGGGGCTGGCGTAACAGCGCGAGGTGAGCCGTCCTACATGCTAGTTGGTGGCCAACGCCTAAAATGGCTCCCCGTCCAAGTCGCCAGCGATTCCGAACTCCCAAGCGGCTCAATGCCAACAGGTTTCGGCTATCTGTCGCCAATCATTGACAAGGCTTATCACTCCTACATCGTGAGCGCTGATTACAAGGAGGCATTGCGCAATCTTTGCCCTACGATCAATACAAGTGGCTGGACTGAGCAGAAACACGCGCTATTCGTGAAGATGAATAACCGCAATTTTATAGCTACTGGTTCGGGCGCTGTAAATAATTTGCCCGAGGGTGTTACCACTGAAATCGTGGGCGGCAATACAGGCTTCGAGGGCTACCAGTGGTATTTTGAAAACCACGCAAGCAAAGTGCGCGCGCTAGGTGGATCGTTTAAAGACCAAACCGAGACACAGAAAACCGCAACCGAGGCTGGCATTGATGCTGCTGAACAGAACGCCATGCTTGATACCTTGGCGCAGTCTATTGAGGCTGCATATAGCCGCATTTGCCTTTATTGCGGAATGTTTGAGGGCCTTTGGTCGCAGGATGCAATTGAGGAAAACCTCGACCAAATCACCATAGATTTACCGCGTGATTTTGCATCGCAGAAAATCACGCCAGACGAGCAGCGCGTCATTATTGAAACCTATATGGCAGGGCTTTACACCAAAGAGCAGGCGATTCAAATGCTTGTCCTTGGCGGTGCCGCCCCAGAAGATGCCGACAAAATGATTGCGGATGCTGAAAATTCAGGCGGCTCGATAACGGGCAATTTGCCCAATCAGCAATAAAGTATTAAAATCAATCAAAAGCTAATCAGTGATTAGTTTTAACTATCAAGGGGCAGTGCCTATGTACACGCAAGAGCAATACGATTCGCTACCAGATTGGATGCAGAAAGACCTGGTGAAAGATGGCGATGTTTATAAACACGCTGGATTTATGAAGGTTAAACAAACTGCCGACAATCTCGATAACGACAAGAAAACGTTAGCCGAAAAGCTGGCAGCATTCGAGGCGGCTGAGGCTGCGAAGATTGCGGAGGCTGAGAAAAAAGCCTACGAAAAAGCAAAAGCAGAAGGCAACAAGGAAGAATTGGAACGCATTCTCAACCAGAAAATCGAGGATGCTGATCGCCGCGCCAATGAGAGCGAGGCGAAATTCAAAGAGCGTATGCAGACTCTTGCGAACAAACAGCGTGATGCGCTAACCCAAGAGCTGGCCAACAAATTTGCAGTAAAAGGCGCCGAAAACGCCTACAAGAAATTGATTTCTAGCCTGATTTCGGTTGATCCTGAAACCGATTCATTGACATTTTTTGACGATGCTGGCAGTGCCACATCGTTAGACCGCGCAGGGTTTGAGGAGTTTTTAAAGACTCATCCAGACCTTGAGCACTTAACAAAAGCCGACATTTACACAAATGGCGGCGGAAAGGCTAACGGGTCTGGGAACAATAGCGGCAGTGCTGTTAAAAACCCTTGGAAACGTGAAACTTTGAACTTGACAGAGCAAGCGCGGATTCTCCAAGAAAATCCGATGCTCGCAGCAACTTTAAAATCACAAGCTGAGGCTTAATATTATGGCTACTACCGCTATTGCAAACGTAATTGTTCCAAGTGTTTTTAACCCATACTTTATTGCGCGCACTGCTGAATTGGCGCGCTTATACATGGGTTCTATTATTTCTAATGATGCCGCGCTTAACGTGCTTGCATCACAAGGCGGCAAGCTTATTAATATGCCGTTTTGGAACGACTTGACTGGCGATGACGAGATTCTTTCTGATTCGTCTGCATTGACTCCTGCCATTATCACTGCAAGTCAAGACATTGCAGCGCTTCATGTTCGGGGTAAAGCTTGGTCTGTTAACGATTTGGCTAAGGCGTTGTCTGGTGATGATCCAATGCGCGCCATTGGTGACTTGGTTGCTGATTACTGGGCCCGCCGCATGCAAGCCGTTATGATCGCGTCATTAACTGGCGTTTTCGCTGACAACGTTGCGAACGATTCCGGCGATATGACCGTGAACGTTTCTGGCACTCTTAACAGCGATGTTTCAAGTGCAACAAAACTTAGCGGCGACGTTTTCATTGACGCACAAGCTACCTTTGGCGATGCTCTTGGTCGTGTTTCTGGTATAGCGATGCACTCTCACGTTTACTCTAACCTGAAAAAGATTGATAACATTTCTTTTGTTAAAGAGTCTCAGGGCAGCTTAGAGATTGAGCGTTATCGCGGCTTACCAATCATCATTGATGACAAGTGCCCCTACACCCCACGCGAAGGCGCTGCTTCTGGCGATGACGCGGCTAAATACACCACTTACCTTTTTGGTGCTGGTGCAATTGGCTTGGGTATGGGTGGTGCTCCAGTGCCTAGCGAAACCGATCGCGACTCATTGGCAGGCAATGACATCTTGGTTACTCGTAATCACTTTGTTATGCACCCACGCGGCGTTGCGTTCACCAGCAACACCGTTACAGGTGTTTCGCCTACCAATGCGCAATTGGCCTTGGCTGCGAACTGGAACCGCGTGTATGAGCGTAAGAATGTTCGTATCGCTCAAATCATCACTAACGGTTAATAATCTGGCGGCGTAAAAGCCGCCTAATTTATCGAGGTTCATATGGGTTTAGCAGCATTTAACGCGATGCGAAGGGCTAACGCAGAAGCCGAGGCGAAGGCCAAAAAGCCCAAGCTTGACAAGTAAAACAAAAGCCCCGTAAATGGGGCTTTTTTGTATCCTCCAATTGTGTGCTAAAATACTAAAAAATTTCCTAGGGGTTTGTTATGGCGTTAATACCGGAAGATGGCACAGGCTTGGCCAATGCAAACACCTACGCGGATTATGCTTTTTATCATGCGTTTGTCACTGAGATTGGGTTGCAACATACCCACAGCGAAGAACAAACAGAGCCTGCGCTCGTTACAGCCTCAAAACGCTGGATTGATTGGCAGCATGAATTTGTGGGCGATAAGCTTACCGAAACTCAGGCTTTAGAGTTTCCACGCGATAACGACATAGGTCTACCGCTTAAAATCAAGCAAGCCGCAGCTTACGGCGCTTGGTTGCATCTTAATAACGCCTTGCTGGTCAATACCACTGCGCTATCGACTGCTGGCGAAGTTATCAGCGAGCGCAAAAAGCTTGACGTACTCGAAACCGAGAAAACCTATGCGAAAGGTAGCGCGCAGACTTATAGCCGCGTATTACCTGCCGATCTTGAAAACCTATTGCGCCCATATTTAAAGTTATCTACAGGCTTTGGCCGTGTTGTGCGGGTGATGTAAATGGCACTAATCGAACAGAAAAAATTCTGGCACTTTGTCTATTCAAAGGTAGGCGATTGCTCAATATTGAAGTTTAAAAATGTCGCCATATATCGCCGCGCTGGTTCAGTTTATTCGTTTAGATGGGTGGTTCTTTAATGTCTTTCGACTACGATCAGGCCGCAATAGACGCGAGCGAAATCATTGCCGAATTTGGCGAGGCTGGCACCGTTTACGCGCCCGCAATTTCTGGCAATGATCCAGACACAGGCTTGCCAATGACGCCCATTGCACAAGTAACGCTCACTGGAATCATCACCCCCAAGCTGCGATATAAAAAAGATCAAATTGACGGGTCTAATGTGCTGGCTAGCGATTCTTTTGTGTTTTTCGATACTACGGGCGATCCGCTTGCGGGAATGCTCACGCAGATTAATGGCGAGTTACTGCGCGTTGTTGCGGTGGATTCGCTTAGGTCGGTGAGTGGGGTTAAGGTTTATCACAAGTTGCAGTTACGTGTATGAGTTTCGCCAGCGACCTAAGAAGATTCGCAAACCTAACCAGCCAGAAAATGGAAACAGTCGTAAAGGCTTCACTGGTTCGTATTGGTACGTCTGTTGTTGTTAAGTCGCCTGTTGATACTGGGCGCTTTAGATCCAATTGGCTAGCGGCTTATGGCACTGCTGACACTACGGTGAGTATGAGTGTTGACCCAAGCGGACAGTCATCTATTAACCGTTTAAAAATGTCTGTGCAAGGGCTAACATTCCGCGAGTATTTTTACTTCACAAACTCATTGCCGTATGCGAAAGGCTTGGAGTATGGCGATTCAATGCAGGCACCCAGCGGCATGGTTCGCGTATCGGTTGCGGCATGGGAAAATATTCTAGCGGATGAAATTAGAAAGGTGGCGCGATGATTAACGAAAGAGCAGTTTCACAGGCATTATTGACGCAACTAAAAACCGTTGTGGGTTTGCCGCACCTGGTTGTTGATGGTGGCACCGCTTACACGCCAAACCCAACCGTTGCCTACTGCAAAGAATACGATTTATCTGGCGATACTTTCGGCCAAACCGTTACTAATGATGGAGTGCAGCGCAAAGACGGTGTTTATCAGGTCGATGTTTTCACGCCCAAAAATGGCGGTAAATGGGCAGGGCTTGAAACGTGCGCGCTAATTCAAACTGCATTCGCGCGCGGTCTTGTGCTTACCAATGATAGCCAGAAAGTTAAAGTCAAAGACGCTTCAAGATCGCCAGTTCGTTACGACAACACGCACCAGATTGTTA